GAGCCGCTTCAGACAATTCTCGATCCGTTCTGTGGTGGTGGTGCGACTGGTGTAGCGGCGCTTGCAACCGGACGTCATTTTATCGGGGCCGACAAAGAGGCTGAGTGTATCGAGACTTGTCGCTCTCGCCTGGTGGGAATGAGCCATGCAGACGTACAGCATTGACGGTGTTCGCCAGGAGCGCACCGGCTGGCGTGATCAGGAATTGAGCCAACGTCACCGGCTATGGGGCTTCAACTGCCCAGCGGTTGACCTAGACTTCCTGATGGTCGAGTACAACATGGGTTTACCCGTTGGATTGATTGAGTATAAGCATCATTGCGCGCAAGCGCCCAATCTGCGCCATGCCACCTATCGGGCACTGTGCGACCTGGCGGATGGCTATAGGGATGAAGGTTTGCCCTTCCTGATTGCATTCTATTGGCCCGATCTGTGGGCATTTCGGATTACGCCGGTTAATCCATTGGCGCAAAAGCATTTTAGAACCAATGAGGAATTGAGCGAATACGATTTTGTATCCAGGCTTTACCGGCTGCGCCGATTCGTATTGACGGCGGCATTAGGGCAATCGCTCAACCGATGGCCTGTGCCCGAAACAGATAGGCCAGTTTTGGCCTAAGCGATGGGGATATATATGTATTTAGTAGTTGGGTGGGTGAGAAGGCCGGGGTGCCCACTTTCAGCCTTACGGCGCTTATGAGCCTGTTGGCTATTCGTGCCTGTACAAGCGCACGATATAGCCTGCCCGGTCTGTCTCAGGAGATAGGATACCGTGATTCCAAGAACGCCACAACTTATTTCGATTACCGAGCTACGCAAGGACATCGACGCCGCCCTAGAAATGGTCGAGAGAGCGCCGGTTTACATCGTGAAGCATAGCAAAATCATAGCTATCATGGTCGCCTATCGCACATGGGAACAGGTAACGGAAGATATAGCAGCCGCAGAGAAAGAACTGGCTGAAGCGAAGGAAAGCACATGATTGACTTTACGCCGCTGCATGATGTATGCGACGAAGAAGATTACGAATGGATGGGGCTACATGCGCCCGGCCATCTGAAGGTAATAGAGCGATTGGTGAGGGAAGGCGCTACAGCCGACCAGATCAAGCACCAGATGGGGCGGCGTGTTGGGCCGGAGCGTGAGCCGTTCGTCAAACGTTGCGAGGGTGCTGCGAGGTATTTGCGGGCAAATAAGGCGGAAGCATGAAAGCATCAAAGCGCAGATTGGTGATGTTGGACCGCAAGGGCAAGTTGAAGGCACGCACGGACTTACCACGCAAGGCACCCGGCGCACGGCGCGCACGGCGGCAAATGCTGGCTGATGAGAAGAATACAATCCTTGTCACAACCGGGGGTGAAATCATAGGCAAAGACGAGATTGTATCTTGCGATTCGGAAAAGGTGACATTCCTACACCATGCGCCGGTCATATTTGGCACACAGGAACAATAATGGCAATCAACCTGGCTGAGATGGCTTTTCTCTCCTGGCAAGCGGCTGAGGAGATGACCGTACAAAAGGACATCGTAACCGCCCGCAATTACTACGATGGCGAGCAGAACGCCATGCTCACCGCCCGCCTGCGGGAATTCCTCAACGTGCAAGGCGACCAGGAATTCAATCTCAACGTCTGCCGCACAGTCGTGGAGGTCGTTGAGGAACGCCTACTGATGACCGGCGTTGACAGCAACGAGCAGGGCGAGGCCAAGCCCGTCGCAGCCTGGGCCGATGACCTATTCGACCAGCAGAAGCTGGCCATCAACCAGAGCGCCGTACATGAGGGGGCGCTGCGTGATGGCCAATCCTTTGTGCTGGTGGATTGGGATGCAGACAACCAGCGCCCTAGATTCACTCCACACCCACGCTACGCCTGCGCAGAGGCGGGCGGCGATGAATTCGGCTGTAAGGCCCACTACCCCGACGATGACCCATCCCAGCCTCTTCTGTGCGTCTCCAAGCGGTGGGTTGAGAAGCTAGACACAAAGGGCAAAACCCGTAAGCGTATGACCATTTACTACCCTGACCGGGTAGAGAAATACGAATCGGTTGGGTCTGATTGGGTGCAGTTTCGAGACGAGGGCGACACGTCCTGGCCTATCCCGTGGGTAGACAAGGCCGGTAAGCCGTTGGGAATCACGGCAATTCATTTTCCCAATACGCTCACCCTGCGCAGTGAGATTCGAGATGCCATCCCGGTGCAGAACGCCATCAACAAATCAGTGATTGACTTGCTGGGCGCTGCTGATGTAGCAGGCTTTCGGATTTTCTTTGCAAGGGGCTGGATACCCACTACTGACGGGCTGGCGCTAAAAGACGACAAAAGCAACCAAGCCAAAATACAGCCGGGCAGTATTCTGGGCACCGCCAAAACAGACGCATCGTTTGATGCCATTGACGGGAGCGACCTGAGCCAATCAATCAATGTGGTTGAGGCATTTCTTGGTCAGCTCTGCGTAGTGACCAGCACGCCCGCCAGCCGAGTAACATTTAACAAACAGGTAGCGGCAGAGGGCACGCAAAAAGAACAGAAAGAGGGCTTGTTCGCCAAGACTCGCAAGCGCCAAATGCTCTATAATAACTCGTGGATAGAATGCTTCAACATGGCACGCCGTCTCGCCAATACGTTTGGCAATGCTGGCCTTGATGAGAAGCCCGCATTTGTCATGCGCTGGGAGCCCATACAGGCCAGGGACACAGCCACAGAGCAGAACGGATGGAAGGTCAAGAAAGAAATCGGCGTGCCCCTAGAGACTTTGCTTGGCGAAATGGGGTATTCGCCGGAGGAAATTGACGCCATCAAAGCCACCGACGAGTGGAAAGCCCGCATGGGCATGATGCAGACCGGGCTGGCGGTGAATCAGGCGGCGGTGACGAATGACGGAGCCGATGGCTAACGACCACGACCGGGCCGTGAGAACAACGGTTTGGTATCAAGTATTGGCCTTTGATGAGGCTACGGGTACATTCAAAAGCCCGAAGGTTCCCTGTCGTATCCCCGGTAAAGAGGGTGAAATGGTTGAGTTAAAGCCGGGGCCATACGACACACCAGAGAGAGCGATCAACGATATGGAATGGTACGCTCAAGCCGCAAATTGCAAAATCACATTTGTTGTAATGCCGGTTTACACTGCACATGGCTGATGAGCATGGGCGGGCGGTGCGATTAGCCCTGCGCACCAGCGCCGAACTGAAGCGCCTATTCGACAAGCTGGGCAACGCCGACCATCCCAATGGGCGCATACTGTCCGCCTATCGCCAGGCCCGCCGTGCGCTCAAGGGCAATATCGCCAATCAGATGGTCGTGCTGGACGTGTTGCGGGAGTTGCGCCGCTCTGTTGAGGAGACGACCAGAACGCAACTGGTTGAGGCCAGAGATATGGGCATCAAACAGGCGACCATCGAACTGGCCGTCTATGGCCTACCCAATAGCGCCGCCGTTGCGCTGCCTATCGCTGAACTTGGCGCTGTGCTGGCCGTCTACGATGCGCAGGCTGCCAACGTGCGAGGGCTGGCGCTACAGGGTGACGAGGCCATGATTTTGGGTGACGAAACCAGAGTTGGGGCGCTGGGGCCGGGCGTGGTTACCAGAGAGACGACCAAATGGCTGGCCGTGGCTGCCGTCAGCGCCTGGTCAAGAGTGACGACCGACAACGTAAGCCGGGTGAGCGGACAAGAGGACTTTCTGAGGCAGGCTGTAGCGGCGGTGGACAAGCGGACAACGGATTGCTGCCTGCGAGTCAATGGCCAGGTGGTGGCGCTGGATGAACCGTTCCACCTGACTGGTACACCACGCTACGCAGATGACCAGTTCTCACCACCTTTTCACCCTGCATGCCGAACAGCGCAGGCGCTGGTCAGGCGGGCTGATATGGGCGACGATGTAACGCAGCGGCTGAGGGCGACGGCTAAGGCTGAGTTGGGGAGGCGGTAGGTGGATACTCCAGACAAGCCGGGGTGGTGGTGGTTTAGGGGAACACTGAGACACAATGTCACCAGAAGGCGTGTAGACGTTGATCGGCCCTGTCATGTTGCTGCCAAAAAATACAAGCGGGATAAGCCCCCGTTTATCGTTGCCATTTTTGACGATGTGTACGAGGCAAGCGAATTCGACGGTAAGTGGTGGCATATTGAGCCGCCAGCGGAACCAGCACCATGAACAATCCTACCCTATTGACGACACAGAACACATATGCTACGATAGAGCAGCCGGACACCGTACAGATGAGCCGGGCCGAGGTAAAGCGCATTCACGATCTGGCGCTGGCCGTGGCGCAGATGTGCAGGGGGATTCTAGGGTGGGAGCCGATACCAACCAGGGCAACAGAGCGCCGGACGCCGAGGACGGAACGGTAATAGACGTTAGGCTTTTGGCGAAAGCAATAATAGAGACCGCTACATTCACGACTATCGACAATCAGGACGGCACTTATAAGCATTCATTTACATTTGCGACAGACCCGCCTATTGCGGGGAGCGTTACAACTCGTGAGCGTTCACTTACTCCGCAGATTTTGCAATCGATAGGGCAGAGACTTAGCGAACTGATAAAATAACCGAATAACCCGCCCAACCAAGTTACTATCTTTTGACAGGCGACCTTCAGCCATAACCGGCTGATAGTCGCCTGTTTTTTTATTGGTTTTTTCCGAGGTGCGCAATGGATGAATACGGACGCCCAGCCACACAGAAGGGCGACAAAAAGAATCCATTTCCATTTAACCGCTGAACTTATCGAGTAAAGGAAGGAAGGCGAGATGCCTATCAGGAATTTATGGCGTGATGCCATTTTGTTTGACAACGAAGGCGCCGGGGGATCTGGCGACGATAGCGGCAATGAGCAGGGCGGCAGCGAGACGCAGACGCCAGAACAGCTTAAAGCCGAGTTGGAACAGGTACGCAAGGCACTGAAATTAGCCAACAAAGAGGCGCAGGACAGACGCAAGCGGCTAGATGAAATCGACGCCGCCGAGAAAGAGCGTCAGACCAAAGACCTTTCCGAGCTAGACCAGCTTAGAAAGAAGTTCGAGGAATCCGAGCGCAAGGCGCAGGAACTGGCGCAGCGCCAGCGGGAAAGCGCAATTCGTCACGCCGTTGAGATGGCGGCAACGAATAGCCGTTTCCATGACCCGCTAGACGCCTACCGGCAGGCCGACTTGTCAGGGATAGAGGTTGATGACCAGGGCACTGTAAGCGGCGTAGATGCTGCGATCAAGGCACTTGTCAGCAAAAAGCCCTACCTGATTAAGCCAGAATCCGGCGGCGGCGACATCAACGCAAGCGCCCGTGGGCGGTCTACAGCGCCAAGTATTGACGAGGTGGTCGCCCAGAAGCGGGCCACCGACCCTATGTATATACCATTCTAGGAGTATCTATGGCACTCGTAACTCGTGCGACAACCGCCAGTCTGGACGCATCGACCGGCATGTACGCACCGCAAATTACCGGCCTTATTGCCGGGGAGGATTTGGACGTGGCCGCCCCCTGCTACATCAAAACCAGCGACGGCAAGGTCTACATGTCCAACGGCACAGCC